CAGAACATTGCTGCGCGGAGTCATGCCCCGCAGCCGGTGAAAACCGTGCAGTCTCGTCGTCCGCTGAGGAGCGGACCAAGAGGTGCTGATCTTCATGTACTGATACCTGAACTGGTTGCCGATCCAGTCCAAGTATCAAGATTGAGCGCTAAGGGTGTTTGGCGTAAGTCAAACAACGCACTCATTGATACCTTTCGTCTCATTGGATATGAGTTCGACTCCATTCTTTGTCCTTCTCCTCCTTCCTCCTCTGTACCGGAAGTGATGTCCATCCTGAAATCCTGGACAGCCTACTGGCTACCCTGGTTCCTGGGTGACGACACTCCCCCACAGAGGTTTAATCCCCTGTCCCTCTGTTCCGTCTCCTTCCGGAGATATATTATGAACAGAAAGACAGGTGATGGAAAGAAGAGAAAAATAAAGATTGGAGCTCTACTCTTATATTCAAAGAGACTCTTTCCGTCTTTCACAGGTGAGATGGTGAGGGAGAAGGTCAAGGAATTTGGACAGGCCGTCAGTCGAGTGTCACCTCCACTTCCATATAAGAAGCGGATGTATCGCTCCATTGATGAGTCGGTGTCTGAGTTCCTTGGCGGTAGCCGTATGGTAGCGGACTATTCTAAGCCCTTCGCTCCTAGTACATCAGCATGTTATGAAAGATCCCGAGTAGAAGGGGGACTCCAATCGTTTGTTGCAGAAGAAATTCTGCAAGAGACCATTGATTCCCGCTTCTTCTATGATGATCTCAAGAACATTTTTGATATGCCGGGAGAGACACTTAGCTTCTCCACCCCCGCTGGCTTGTGGAATGAATTTCTGGACATCATGTTTCGTCGCGCGATATCTGAGACTGTCAAGTCCGATGGTTCTGAGTGGGACCGGCTGCCAGTACAGGCAACTGGTCTCACAGAACCATTGAAGGTTAGAATTGTGACAAAGTCGAAGTGGTTCCTACAGCTACTTACTCCAATTCAGAAGGCATGGCATGGTGCCATGCGCTCTTCCCCAATCTACCAACTCATCGGAGGATCCCCTGTTGAGGATGCTCTGGTGGGGCTGGAGTTGAAGAGGAAGGAAAAGGTTGTTAGTGGTGACTACTCTGCCGCCACAGATAACATTTTCCTTGAATATACTGAGTATGCTGCAAGAGCCATGCTTGACCAGACCGATTTCTCGTTCCTTGATCCAGTTCTGGTACAGTATGTACCCTGGATTAAGGAGCTAGTAATCAAGTCTCTTGTCCACTCCCAACTCGAACTCAAAGGACAGAGTCCTATAGATATCACGCGAGGACAGATGATGGGACACATCCTATCCTTCCCTCTGTTATGTCTGATCAATAGGTCAGCTAGTGTTATGGCGATCCCCCGTGAGCGATTCATGCGCATCAATGGAGATGACGTCCTATTTCCTGCAAATCCTTCTGAGTACCGCAAGTGGAAACGTGCCACCCGGTCCGTGGGACTGGAGTTCTCCCTAGGGAAGAACTACTATTCCAGGGACCTGGCATTGGTAAATTCCACTTACTGTACTTTTGATAAGATTTCCCGGAAATGGAAGGCCGTCTCGGTCCCCAATGTGGGTCTGTTGAATATGCCACTGGATAAGCAGATTGACACGGAAACCGGAAGGCAGATAATGCCTTGGGAGGTTCTGGCGCAGAACTGGAGAGAGTTCTCGAGGTTTTCCAACCCCAAGACTTTACCAGTCTTTGTCAGACTCTTCCGACAGTATTATCCTATCCTAAAGGGTTTCCCTGGTCCAATCTATGGCCCCACCGAGTGGGGTGGGCTTGGTGCCCCAATTCCAGATGGTCATCAGTTCACCAGGAACCAATTGATGTGGATGAATGCGCATAGATTAGGCCTATTTACTTTTCTTCATGGTACACGGAATGACTATTCTCGTCTTTCCAAGATGTACCACGATGAATTAGAAAGGTATGTAGGTGGAATCTATGAGTGGCGGGAGCCAGGATACGGTGAGGCCTATGGACCTCTTGATAGTGGACCATTTTTGGACCCCTACCAAAAGGATGGTGGTTATGCTGGTCAGATTATGGCATTGAGAAGGTGGG